GAACCACCCTTTCCATCAAAGACCACGATTACTCTCGTTGGGTTTATCATACGGATAGTGGCGGCAAGAGATTTCAAGAACCCTACAAGACCACCCACATGATTTCCGTCTTCGTTTAGTGTTGGGATAACTGAAAAGCATCGTATGAAAAGATTCATTGAATCCACGATAAGGACTCTACTATCTCTATGTAGGTTTTCAGATTCTTTATGTTCTTGTTCTACTTCGGCCAGAAGTTCTTTATACTTACGCAACATCATATTCCGTTTCTATTATTGTGAGGTAGATTCAATATACGGAATTTTTATGAGATTTCCAAATCAGAGTTCTTGTTCTCTTTTCAAGAAATTCCCTTTGATGCCATTCTTATATTTCTTCCCATTCAAATGACCATAAATGTGTGCACACGATATACCAAGAATGGATGACCAGTTTGAAGTGGTATGTTTTTGTCCCACGTAATTGCCATCTACACAGACAACATATCCCTTGAAATACGGATTTTTTTCTCCGGTAAGGACTTCACTTATTTTTCTTTTGTGTTCATCGCTTAGTTTTTTTCCTGTGTGGGCTTTGCTCAATTTCCTTTTTGTTTCATCGGAACGATGCTTGCCAGACCAAAAACCTTGTTTTCCAAACATAGGATTTTTCTCCCCACTATTATCCCGTTTGCGTTGTGATTTACTCATCCTTTTCCTTGTTTCATCAGAAATGATTTTCCCTTTAGCGGATTCACTCATTTTCCTTCGCGACTCAACGGAAAAAATTTTTCCTTTGTTTCCTTCACTTATTTTTTGTTTCAGTTCATCGGAATATTTTTTTCCATAGTTGGGATTTTTTTCACCTTGACGAGATTCACTTATCTTTCTTTTTGTTTCATCCGAATGAGTTTTTCCATAAAAAGGGTTTCTATTCCCCATTAGAATCACACCTTTACCAGAGTTCTGTAAATTATAGAAAGTGGGATTATTCCCAACATCATAATAATTCAACCAATACTCTTCACGTTCTATTAGTTCCTCGTGTGATGAACACACTTCAAGTATTTCTTTTTTGAAATTCTGTTTTCCGTATTTTTTCACGGCTTTTTTCAAAAGGGGACCTGAACCCAAATAGTTTGGGTTATTGTGGCTGTCTCTACCAATATATTGTTTACCATTCACCAAATTGGTGGTCTTATAGATAATCATAACGTTCTCCATTTATTTGATATTGTTTGTTTCTCTACTAATAAATATCAAACAAAAAGAAAAGCCGTGGGCTTAGAGAAGACGTTGTAGGAGCTGAGAAACAAACTACTAATCAAATAAAACCCACGGCGTTTTCAAAACAAAACCTATTTAGTCATCTAATAAAGGTTCATCGGAGATGATAACATCATCCAGACGCACTTCATCGGTTTTTTGGTAAACCATTATCACCTTTTCAGCAATGTCTGAATAAATTATATCAGCAAGTTCGGGGTCGGAGATAATCTTCTCCACGAAATCCTTACTCTGAAATTTTATGATTTCACCGGTGCGCTTATCAGTATATTCATACCAAGCACCGCTCTGTTTTACTAGAGAGTAATCTTTCATAACTTCAAGCCAACTAGAAAAATCATCTATTCCAGAGTCGAAATAAATAGAGTATTCTGCAGTTCGTTGAGGAGGGCCGCAACGATTTTTTACGAGCTTTGCCTTTACTTTCGCACCCACTACTTCTTCGATTCCATTTATCTTTGCTTTGATTGCTCCAACAGATGAAAGACGAATACGAACGGAAGCATGGAATGGAATTCCCTTACCACCTGGCGTTGTCCACGGGTCAGAAAAGGCAGGAGCATTTAGTTTCTGACGGAGCTGATTGGTGAATATAAGACAGATGCGTTCTCTTCCGATAAGATTTGTAATTTTCCGCATCGCCTTTGATATAATCAAAGCTTTTGCGGTCGCATACCCATCCTTATCGAAATCAGCCGCCATCTCTGTTTTTGTTGACGCACCTGCAATAGAGTCAACAACAATAGTCACGAGTCGGTCTTTGTCTGATGACCGAACCTTTTCTACGATAACTTCCACCGTTTCGAAAATGTCTTCCACCGTTTCGAGTGGAATGTATAACATCTCTTTTAGATTGAGACCGATTGCAGAAAGAAACTCTGTTGAAAGAGCGTTCTCCGTGTCAATGTAAACCGCAAGTCCACCTTTCTTTTGTGTGGAGAGAAGAGTGTGAGCGGCAAGTAGGGACTTACCGCTCTGCTCTAAACCTGTGATTTCACACACTCGACCGACTGGAAAACCTCCCCACTTTCGATTCGAGATTGCAAGGTCAAGGATTGTTGACCCTGTTGAAACCCACTCCTTCACGATGGCTGGTGCATCTTCATCACCTTCCAAGAAGTAAGCCGTCTTCAAGTTCTGTGACTTGAATTGCTTGTTGATTGTTTCAGCGATACTACTACCGAGCTCGTCGGTGAGTTCGACTTTGTTTTTTGATTTAGCCATAACTTATCTCTTAGTTGAAGAGGTCATCAAATGCATCTTCTACGTCTGCCTTTGTGACGGATTGCTTTGGTGTTTCCGCTGGCTTCTTGTATTCAATCTCTTGAGACAGTTCTTCATTTATACCCAAGTAAGTGCTGAGTTGTGACTTCAACTCTTCGTATGATGGTTCTGGATAAAGTTCTGTGATTTCTGGTTGTTCCTTGATTTTTGCAATAACATCAGGATTTTCAGTTGCTGGTGTTTGCTTTGGCTTGATACGGATTGTTGTTTCAGCATAAGACTTACCGGCTTCTTCTGCCGACTTGACAGTCACAACAACATCACGTCCTTCGTGAAGGTCTGTAATATCACCGTAGTCAGGGTCAGCGATGAATGAAAGAAGTTCTTGGTAAATTTGCTTACCGAATCCCCAGAACTTTACACCTTCGTTCTCTTGACCACGAACGATTACAGGAACGTAGGTACGCATCTTTGGTTCCATCTTCTTACCAGTAACCCAATTTTCCTTGTCTCCAGCTTGTTGTAGCTTCTTTGCAAATTCAACAACAGGGTCAGGACGACCGAATGAAGAAGGTGACAACATTGACTTCTTGCCAAGGTTGTAGTGGAAGTGAAGTTCGATAAACGGATTCTCACGGTTGTGAGTGTAAGGAACGATTCGGATTTGGTGTTCGCCAGGTTCTGGCTTCCAAATGTTTGAAGTGCGATTGCTCGAATTCTTCAAACCGTTAAGACGATTGCGGATAGCATCAAGATTGATTGCCATATAGGTACTCCTAAAATTTAAATGATAATTGTGAACTGATAACTTTTATCTGTTCAGTTGTTAATTGATAGTACTAATATACGAAATTAAATGTTAATAGTCAATAGGTGTGGATAAAAAACCCAAAAGGGTCGGGAATTAACCCCGACCCTCTGGCTTCTTATCATCTGTGGTTCCTCTCTTTTCACGAGAGGAAACCCATTTTTCAAGTATAATTTTCTGTTCTGGTGTAAGAATTTCTTTGAGTTGTTGAATAAAAGTTGTATCGCACGACTTGACGCATTCACGAACTTTTTCTTTTGGAAGTGATTTCAGTTTGATTTGTGTTTCTTCACGAAGCTGACGGAGTTGTAAACGACCTTGTTCTTTTGTCAATTCTCCATTCTTCACTTTTGTTTTGATTGATTCTTCTTTTAGTCTTGCATTCATTAGAATTTCACGTTCTGCGTTTTTCAGTCCTTGTACACAGGCTTCTACACAAGATTTGTGTTGTGCTAAAAGTCTTTCTACTACTGGCTTTTGTTCTGGTGTAAGTTTCAGTTTGACGAGTAAATCACCAAAGATTGTTGGACGTGGTTTGTTTGTTGTGTCTTTACGGTCTGGCTTTCTTTCTTCAACTTGACCACCCTGTGTTGATTCCTCATTAGGATTGTATGTTGCAAATACGGCAGTTTCCTCTGTTGGTTCAGTTGCCATATTTGAACAACCAACTAATCCTATCGAAAGGACGGTAATGATTGAAAGTAATGTTGTCTTCATAATAACTCCTGTTTTGAATGGTTTGTTTATAGAATAACCCTATACTCTGAAAAAGGTTACACTATAATCCCAATTTTTTTCTAACTATTTCTTTTACCAACGATTTAATGTGTTTTTCATATTGTTCATACGATATAGACTCTTTCTTTTCTTTTTTATCTGATTCTTCCTCTTCTTCCGGCTTTTCTTCAGTTTCACCAGCAGGTTTTTCTTCTGGTTTTTCAGGCGCAGGTTTTTCTTCTGGTTTTTCAGGAGCAGGTTTTTCTTCTGGTTTTTCCACAGGTTCTTCTGCGGGTTTAGATGGTTCTTGTGTAGTCTTTGGTTCTGGTTCAGTTGGTTGAGCAACCGGCTCAGGAGTTTTTGTACTTGCACCAACAGAACCTTCTATTGATTTACCAGCATTGTCAGCTGCATCTTCAAGTTCAGAAGAAATAAGTGTAAACAATTGATTTTCTTCTGGTGTTAATTTAGACTTAACAACTCTTTCTATTTTTGACATTACCAACTGAATATCATTGATTCTGGCGTCATTTTTTTCTTGTTCTGTTTCTTTTGTCTTTAATGTGTTTATTACACGGAAAAGAGTTTTTAAAGTTGAATTACCGCCAAATCTTTGTGAAATCTGTTTTAGTTTATCAGAGTTACTTGAAAAAGTTTGACTCATAGGAAAATCACCCAACCATCTATAAAGCTTCTTTGCTCCAACATTCGGGAACATTATTGTCATCAGACCGCCTTTTTTTGTGGCGAGAGAATAAACGTCTACAAAAAGACAATACAACATCTGACTTGTTATATCTGTTGCAAGTCCTTCATCTATTGGTTTTTTAAATGGTTTCATAATGTGTCTCATAAATTATGGCATAAGTGATATTTTTTTATTCGTAGGATTCAGATAAACACTAACACTCGTTTCATTATTATAAAAATGAAGTTTATCTTCAACTTCTTTCTTCAACTCAAATCCTAGCTGATTTAAGGCAGATTCAATTTTTCTTCTACTATACAAACTAGTGTCTATTACATTGTTCGGTCTTAAATAAATTTTTTCTAGTATCTTTTGAAGAGAATCAAAAACAATTTGAGCACCAGACCCCTCTTTGAGTCTAGTCTCAAATTCTTCTTTTATCATACCGATTAAATAATCAGTTTCCTTTATCGTGTTTCTATTCAAATTAACTCTCATTTTAGTATACAATACACATATAAATATAGACAAACATCAAATATCATACACACGAACCATTTCAACATTTAGCAATTTCAAACCTTCTGGTTTTTTCAAAAGCATTGTGTTTCTGTAGTTTTCCCATTCTATTGGATATTGTTTATCGAGAACACCATTGTTTAGATTCATAATCAATTCATTTAAAGCATTTATCGTATAGATAGTGTTTGTTTCTTTTTTGCGGTGAACCATTATAGACCCAGGTAAAAAATCTTTTCGTGTGTCTAATAATACGTTATAAGAAAGCATGAGTTCATTCTGTATGTTCGTTGACTTTAACAAAAAGACTTTGTTGTTTAACACCGAGAATGATTTTGATATTATATCTAACGTTTCTTCTATTTCATGTTTTTTAACAAAAGTACATACTAATTGTGTTCTCAATACCTCTCTCTCATTTATTATCGTAAATGTTTTTTATGATTTCCGCGACTATTTTATCGTTCTTAATATTTTCATTGAGAACTTGTAGAAGCTGAAATTTGTGTTCTTCATTCATCAGATCAATTATACCAGATGGTATTCTTTTTGACCATTCGTTTACAATCTCATCAATAATGTTTGTCATTTTGCCCCGTCATGTATATTTTTACATATCTATAAATATCATTTAATTTCTGTAATACTACCAAAATCACCACCGACCGAACATTTGGTTGTCATACCATCAGTTTCAAAAGCTTTTTTGAGTGTCCCTATTAGTTCATCGGATTCCGTCGGTATATCAAACACAAAGGCATCATACAGATACATACAGAATACCGCTCCTGTGGATTCTAATAGGGGTAGGAACGTTTTTATTTTGCGGACGTTATATTCTGTCTCTAATGATTGTAAGAAGTAATTGAACACCTTGTTCGGTGTTGGGTCTTCGATATCACGGAATCTCTTATGATAAAAGTATGACTCAATGAAACCATGTTCTTGGTACTCCGAGTAGAGTTCATCAATCATTGCCTGAACTCGTTGGAAGAACGGATGTCCAAGAAATTGGTCGGTAATGGTTCCATAAATGTTTTGAAACACTCTTGACTTTACCTCGTCATATGGAATATTCAGATTCAGTTCTTCCGCAATTTCTTCGTATGGATGCTTAGTAAACTTGTAGTCAAGAATCTTGGCAAGTAGTTTGATGTGAAAGGCATCATAATCAAACTGAACAAGTTTTCCATTAGAAAACTTTGAATGAATTTTGTTACGTGTTCCATCATTTTTATTCAGGGCAGAGAAGTTGAAGTTGTTCCATGCGTTTGATGGACGAGAAGTTGCAGTGTACCACATATAGTTTTGTTTCCGCATCTCGTCTTCGTATGGCACATCGTTTATCTCGATAGTGTGGAAGACATCTACAAAGTCCTGACAGAATGAGATACATCCTTCTGATATTTTCTCTGGCTTGTAGTATGGTAAAGTGTAGAGAATGATTCCCTCGGCAAATTCAATCCACTTTGACAGAGGAATTATCTTACCCAAGTTTTTGTTAGAGTAAAGACGGGATTGAAGTTGTTCGATGGACTTTCCGTAGAAATCTTGTATATTGATGGTATCATCTGTGTAGTATTGAAGATAGGAGTTTAGGTCTATACCTTCATTGAATCCGTTATAGATTATACCTTTCTTATTCAATACCAACGATTTTGGATGAAGTTGTATGTATTCTAACTTCAATTCCGACTGGATTGCATCTGGATGTGAGAAGTTGACTAACTGTGTCTTTCCATCTTGGAAATAAAGGTACAAAGCAACTATCTCCGTTTGAGACGGATGAAAGTTGTTATTAGTTGTAATTGGGATGCAGATACTTGGGGTATCTTGAAACATAACTCACGTATTGTATATTGAAAATTCTCTGAAGTTCGTTAGAACCTTTCTCAATATAGGAAATTTTTTCGAATATTTTTCAACAATTCTTCTGTTGGTATTGTAAATACCCGATGTTTTCAATATACCGTTTTGAATAATATCAAATTCAGGTCCTTGCACTTTCCAAGGCACTTCCACTAATTCATAAAGAAACTGATTTATTCCATAATTAGAAGTTTCATATGTTTTTGCCTGAATTGTATCTATCTCAATTGGATATCTCGATTCTTTTTCGTTTCTTTTGAAGAGAAAATATCGTGTCATTATTCCGGTCTTTTTTTCTTTATCCGTTAGTTCTCGGATAGTTGCAATAGGTGCAGAAAATTTATTATACTTGACAGGACCAGATAGTTCCGATTTCTCCCCATTTACCTTTCGATAATTCACCAAATCTATGTACTTGAAATAAGATTCTGGTTTGTTCTTATATGGAACAAGAGTTCTAGACTTTGTTGGGTGCCAAGATTGTTCGGTAAATATCTCATTTGTTGAGAAATACAAATGGTAAAACCCAACATAATTTTCCCATGTATCTAACAACATCCACTCAAATCCATTTGTAAAAAGACCTTCACGGATTTCATTATCGGCATAATATATTTTTTTACGATTGGCCATATTTCAATTACTTCTTTGATGGATCACTTGGTTCTATTCTAGCTTTTGTATTTATTGTTGTTTCCCAAACTCCATTTTGAATGGTATGACCAATTTTGGTTACAACAAAAACCATTTTTTCTTCAGTATATCTGGCGGGAATTAGGTTTGTTTGTATCACATCTCCGAATTTTATACCATCTATTCCATCTATTGTCAATGTTAAATCTATTGGATAAAGAACTTTATTCAACCAGTGATAATTTGGATCAAACGTTGCAGACCTTTTATATTTTGCATAGTTACCTTTTAGGCCAGTACTAAATGTTGGTCCTGCACCATTTGATTTGAATTTTTCTTTTTGGTCATTTATTTGTTTTTTTGCAGATTCAAATTCAGTCGATTCACCTGTTTTGTTGAACCTAACATCTGTTTGTTGTTTTGTATTTCCACCAGATCTTCCTTGTGTGTATGCGGCCGCGGCAGACGCGGCTGGTGGTTTACACGATATAGATACCGATTTTAAAATTGGTTTTGCAATTGTTGCATAGAATCCATATGGAGTAACGGTATCTGTAACAGATGTAGCTATGTTTGTATCTTCTATTGATAGCTGTGCTCTGTTTGTTCC